TTTCAAGATGGACCACCTTGCCTAAATAAGTTGGCTCAAGATGGTTTTGGTGAAGGATCAAGAAATAATGCATTATTTAATGTTGCCGTCTATCACAAACAAGCAAGCCCAGACAACTGGGAAGACAAGGTCATGGAGGATAATAGCAAGTGGATGAACCCACCATTAAGCTTTCAAGAAGTCAAACAGTTATTGGGTTCTGTTGGTAAACGAGGTTACGATAAATACAGATGCAAGGAACAACCAATATGTGGTGTATGTAACGCTGCAAAATGTAGAACTAAAAAGTTTGGTGTTGGTTTTGAAGAGGAGCAGATGCCAGAACTGGATACACTTACAAAGATAACATCTAACCCACCACAATGGTTTTTAAATGTTGGTGGCAAACGTGTAGAATTAAAAACAGAACAACTACACAATCCTAATTTATTTGCAATTGCAGTATTAGATCAAGCGAATGTGGTATCACCTATACCAAAGGCAGCAGACTGGAGAGAAGTTTATTTAAAAACTTTGATGCAGAACTTACAAGAGATAGAACCACTAGAGTCATTAGATCCAATAAACCAAATAGTAAATTTATTATATGACTTCACAGTCAACAGACCTGCGGCAAGAACCAAAGAAGATATACTAAACAAAATGTCATGGACTGATGAAGGGCACACATATTTTAGAATGGACGACTTCTATTCTTTTTGTAAACGAAACAACTGGGAGATGGATAAAATAAAAACAGGTAATTTAATAAAAACTTTGAAAGATGTTTTTGTAAAAGAAGAACGGATAACTTTGAAGAATCAAACACCAAGACTGGTTAAGATAAAAGCCATGAAAAAAACAAAGCCAGAGGTTAGCCAAGAGAAATATCAGGAGACGCCTTTCTAATGAAAACAATAATACTAGGGCCACCAGGTACAGGTAAAACAACAACACTATTAGATTTAGTAGAAGAATTTTTGCGTGCAGGCACAGACATAAAAAAGATAGGTTACTTTTCTTTTACAAAGAAAGCTGCATGGGAAGCAAGCACAAGAGCTCAAGATAAATTTATGTTAGATCAAAAAGAGATACCATACTTTAGAACTCTACACTCACTGGCATTTAGAATGTTAGGTGCAAAAAAAGAAAATGTTATGAAACATTCTGACTACAGAGATTTTGGTTTGAAATGCGGTATACCAATTAAGACAGCTTGGTACGAAGAGAGCAACGGCATATTTAATTCTGACAATGAGTATCTTCGTTTGATAAACAAAGCACGGGTTTTAGAGATACCTGTATTGGATTTGTACGATAGAAATGAACATGGTATGGACATTGAGAGAGATTTATTATATCTTCTAGATCAAGAACTTACCAGGTACAAGCAAGAGAAAGGTTTAATTGATTACAATGACATGGTTTCAAAATTTATCGACCAAGATATTTCACCGTCTTTTGACGTATTATTTATTGACGAAGCACAGGACCTCTCACCTTTGCAATGGAGAATGGTCCGGACTTTATGGTCGAAAGCAAACAAGACCTACATTGCTGGGGACGATGATCAAGCTATATTTAGATGGGCTGGCGCTGACGTTGATACTTTTATCGCTCTTAAAGAAGAAGTAGATCACATAGACACACTAAGTCAATCGTATCGCATACCTGGCGGACCAATACATGAACTATCACAAGACATCATTAAAAAAGTTACAAACAGATATGACAAGTATTATTTACCACGACAAGAGATGGGTGACTTGACACGATACTCTGACGTTACACAAATAAATATGTCACAAGGTGAGTGGTTGGTTCTATCAACCGCAAATTATTTTCTAGACGACATAAAAGATTTATGTGAGCTACAGGGTTGGTACTATTCTCACAAACATAGAAACTCAATTAAATTAGATTTATTACTAGCGATACAAACCTGGGAGAAGTGGAGAAAGATTGAAACAATTTTGCCGGTTGCATCAATTAAAAATATATATTCATACCTGGGTGACAATGTAATCAAAGGTTATCAGAAAGGTAAAACCATGGACGAGAACGAGGAGGGTTATTACATTGCGGAGTGCATCGCGGATCACGGACTACAAACAGATGATGTTTGGTACAAAGCGTTTGCAGGTTTAGATACAGAAACAGAAAACTACATACGCAGTATGTTAGCCAACAAAGAAAAAATTTCACAGACACCAAGAATAACACTATCAACTATACACGGAGCGAAAGGGGGTGAAGCTGATAATGTATTACTTCTACCTGATATTACTAAGTCTGCTGCTGACCACGACGATATTGATCCAGACGAATTACATCGTTTATTTTATGTAGCAGTCACACGTGCAAAAAAATCTTTGCACATATTAGAACCAAAAAATTACGAAAGGGCGTATATAATATGATTAAATTATTTGATCTTCCAAAACTTGCATATTGTGCAAGTTTTATGGACGGAGAAGGTTATATAGAATGGACCGTTAGAGAGAAAAAAAACGGTAGGGGTAAGAAACATCTTACACACGTATATAGAATGGAAATTTCTAATACAGATAAAGATTTAATTAAAAGTTTATATGATGATTTTGGTCAACAAGGTTCTCTTTTTGAAATCAAACCAAGATCAAAAAAACACCAAGAACAATTGCGCTGGGGTATGCCTCATCGAAAACTTTATAGATTATTAAAATTAATACTTCCGTTTATGAGAGAAAAAAACAAAATTTATAAAGCAAAGGAGATAATAAAATGGGTAGAAAATCGCCATACGACAATCAGGTAGGGGGTAATCACTACAAAAAATATGTGATACAACCAAGCGAATTCGTCAATAAAAACAAGTTGTTATTTGCTGAGGGCTCTGCTATAAAGTACATAGTTAGACATCAAGATAAGGGAGGCAAAGAGAGCCTCGAGAAAGCGAAGCATTTTATCGATATGATAATCGAGAGAGACTACAGTTGAGAACATTACAACAACCGTTGTTTACACCAGAGACAGAGTGGGTGCCACCGGATAGGTTACCTGATTTGTCGAGCCACTTAGAGATTGCCATTGACTTAGAAACAAGAGATCCAAACCTCATGACTATGGGATCAGGATCTGTGCGAAGAGATGGTGAGATAGTTGGCATCGCCGTTGCGGTCGAAGGATGGTCAGGTTATTTTCCGATAGCGCACGAAGGTGGTGGGAACATGGACCGAGGATTGGTCCTGGACTGGTTCGAAGAGCTATTGCAAACGACAGCTACAAAAATATTTCACAACGCCATGTACGATGTATCGTGGATCAGGTCACTTGGTTTTTATATTAACGGCGGCATCATTGACACAATGATTGCTGCAAGTTTGATCGATGAGAATAGATTTAGTTACACACTAGACTCTGTTGGTAAAGATTATATTGGCATGCGTAAGAATGAAAATCTTTTGAAAGAAGCTGCAAAAGATTTTGGCGTCAACCCTAAAGCAGAGATGTGGAGATTGCCGGCACCATTTGTAGGTGAGTATGCAGAGAAGGACGCAGAGATTACACTGAAGCTGTGGCACGCATTGCAGCACGAGATTACAAAACAAGATCTGTGGGACGTATTTAATTTAGAAACTAATCTGTTTCCATGCCTGGTCGATATGAAATTTAAAGGTGTACGTGTTGACGTTGAAAAGGCTGCAGCACTCAAGACACAACTGACAGTGACAGAGGGTGAGTTGTTACGTGATATAAAAAAGATTGCAGGTTTTGATTTAGAGATATGGGCAGGAGCATCTATTGCCAAAGCGTTTGACAAATTAAAAATACCATACGACAGGACAGACAAAGGCGCACCAAGTTTTACAAAAAATTTCTTAGCTACACATCCAGCAGAATTACCCAAGCTAATTGTTGAAGCACGAGAGATCAACAAAGCTAACACAACTTTTATCGACACAATACTCAAGCACGAATACAAAGGACGCATTCACTCTGACATTAATCAGATAAGATCTGACCAAGGTGGCACGGTCACAGGTAGATTTAGTTATGCCAACCCGAACC